AATATATTTGCCCAGCCTCGTTGCGCGCGACATCCATTTTATCCGGCAAAAGCGGGTACAGCTCCTTAATTTGCCCGGTGCCGTCGCGGATGATCTGCGCGTAGGCATTACCGTACAACAGCAAGTGGCCCATGAGCGTCTCACGAAAAACAAACGAAGTCATCTCCGCGTTGGGCACGCTGTGCAAAATATCATATAGCGGATGATCATCGGCCAGCACCGCGCCTGCGCCATTATATTTATACAGCTGCAGCGGCAGCGACGCCACCGCTTCTGACAGCACACGGATGCAGGCATAAACAGCCGCCGTCTGCATTGCGGTGCGCTCATTGACCGGCACATCGGAAGTAGCCCGCCCGAAAAAGAACTGACGGCTGGTCGACAGACTGTTCTGCACAGGCTTTTGCTTTTTGCTGAAGATCCCCACGGTATCCCCCTCACGCAAAAGAGCCGCCTTGCGGCGGCTCGGCTTTTGCAATATATGCGCCCGTGGGCTTGGGCTATTCCGCAGCGGCGGCAATTTCCCCGGCAGGGGCAGGCGCTTCGCACGTGGGGGCAGCAGGGGCCTTTTCGGGCGGCCCGTAGCGCCAGGCGCTCGATCCCGAGAGGCCCTTTCCGAGCAGCGCACGCGCCAGTTTGAACTCCGGCCCTATGAGACCGAGGCCGATCAGCCACACCCGCATGGCGAAGGCTTCATTCTCGAAGCCGCCCTCCGGGGCTTTGGCGTTGACGCACTTTTTCTCCTTGGCAGTCTTACACAGCGCTGTTATGAACTGTGCGTATGCGTCGATGTGCGCACCGTCCTCCGTTGCGGTGAACCAGGGAAAGCTGACTTTTTCGTCTTCCACCTCAATCGGAAGCGCGCTTACGCAGAGGGCCTTTTTGATGAGCGCCTCCTTGGCTGTGACCATTTTGGTCAGATTGTCGAGGGCTTCCGGCGTGAATCCCTCGCGGGGGATCTCGATGGTGACCAGGTCGATGGTGGATGCGATTTTCTTCTTTGACATGTGACTGACTCCTTTTTGTAATGATTTCACCTCGTTCAAGGCAGTCACATGTTAACTCTAAATCGCTGAAAAGTCAACTTGTCAGGATGGAGAAAAGTCTTGTGTATCAAGGGGTTTCGTTGTCATTAGTGACAACGCGCTCAGTCGATTTTTTCAGGTAATCCGGGGTGCCGCCATTGTAGGCGATTGCGCCCTGCGGCTTCGGCTCCTTCTTCTTTTTCGGGTCGACATAAGGCTTCCACATCCGGGTTGCGCTGTCGAATTCCTCCAGGCCATCCGGGCCGATAGTAAGCAGGCCGTGTTTGTCGTAGGCAGAACTGTGATCTTCCTGTGCAATCGCCCGCGCCAGAGCCATTACCGTGGCCACAACACCATCTATTTTCTCCCGCGACTTCTTTTTATTGGGCTTGATATTTCCCGCAGCGTCCATTTCAATGTGGACATTCTCCATCATCCAGCGCAGCACGGGATTGCCGCCATGGCGCAGCTTTTCGTCCAAAATGAGCCTGTGTAGTTCTTTCGACGGTTGTGAAAGCGATTTGAAGCCCTGCGCGAATTCCACTGGCTCCAGGCCCTCGTCTTTCAAATGCTGCACCAGCTGCCCCGCGCCCCAGCGGTCATAGCAGACCTCGCGAATGTTGTACACCTTGCTCAATTCCACGATTTTTTGCTCAATGAAGTCGTAGTGGATGATGTTGCCCTCAGTGGTCTCCAGATGTCCTTCCCGCGCCCATTTATCATACAAAACGTGATCCTGCCGGGAGCGGCGCAGCATGCTTTCATGCGGTATCCAAAAGGGCGGCAACACAAAATATTCACCGTTGGGGGCATCTTCGGGCGGCGGGAACACCAGAACAAAGGCAGCTATATCATCCGTGCTGGCAAGATCCAACCCACCATAGCACTCTCGGCCCTTCAGCGCGCCGGCATCAAAGGGCGCGCCGGCTTTATCGTATTTCTCCATCGGCAGCCACTGTTTTGATGAACTCAGCCATTGGCACAGATAGAACTGCCGGAACTCCATCTCTAGCGCCACATTCGACTTGGCGCGCCGGAAGAATGACTGATAAAAATCCTCAGGTACGGTGATCCCATAGGACGGATTCACCCGCGCCCACACCGCCGGATCAGTCCAGTCATCCTGATCATCAGCCGCAAAAACGACAGGGTAAAAGACCGGATCTTCCTTGCGGCCCTGTAATAGATCAATGGCATAACAGTGCTCCTCATAGCAGACGCTGGTCTTGTCGTTGCCCGCCGTGGTGATCACGAAGTTTAGCGGCTGCAGCCGGGCCGATCCCGCGCCCAGGGTCATGGTGTCGTACAGCTTGCGGTCGGTCTGGCCCAGCAACTCGTCGAAGATGCAGCCGTGTACATTCATGCCGTATTTATTTTTGATCTCGCTGGAAATTGCTGTGTAGAAGCTACGAGTCGATGGGAAAATGATCCGCTTGCGGGAATCGACGAACTTGCACATCTTGCGCAAAACAGGGTTATCCTGCGCCATCTGCTGCGCCAAATTGAACACAATCGCGGCCTGCTCCTTGTCGTTTGCGACGGAATATATCTCGGCCCCCTGCTCCCGGTCGGCGCAGAGGAGATACAGCGCGATGGCGGCGGCGAGCTCGCTTTTCCCTGATTTCTTCGGAATTTCGACATAGCAGTGACGAAATTGCCTTGTCCCATCGGACTTGATCACGCCAAAGACATCACGAATAATATCTTCCTGCCAGGGCAGCAACTTGAAGGGCTTCCCGGCCCATTGCTTTGTTTTGATGTGCTTCAGCTGCTCAATGAAGGCGACGGCGTGGTCGGCCCGCTTTTGTGAATAGTGTGAATCCTCAGCCATAAAACGCGTCGGGGAGTATGTATATGGCACGGTCAGCCTCCCTTCGCGGTTCGGCGGCTGTGGCAGGATTTACACAGGCCCAGCAGATTTTCTTCCCGGTCGCCGCCGCCCTCATTCACCGGGATGATGTGATGTACCTCCGTGGCGGGAGTCAGACTCCCGGCGGTCTGGCAATCGGCACAGAGAGGGTGTTTCGTAAGGTAGGCCGCCCGGACTTTCTGCCAGCGGCGGTCGTAGTAGGCCGAGGCATTTTTTCGCACAGGCTTGTGCGCCGGACAGTACGACGTACCGGCCTCCACTAAATTGGGACAGCCGGGATATCCGCAGGGACGCTTCGATTTATACGGCACATCAATCCTCCAAGTCCATGGTCAACAGGCCCTGCATCACGTCGGCGTTGGGGTTCTCCCCGCCAAAGTTGTATTCGCAGTTCTGCGCGACGACGCTCCAAATCTTATTCCAGGCGATGTCGGCCTGCTTGAGATATTTCAGGCTCATGTCCGCAACAGGGTGCGATATCCATCTGCCGCTCTGGACGACCATCGTCAGTTGGGCCTGCACCAGAAATTCGCATTCGAGCCAGCGGGTTTTTAGCAGCGCGTAATCCGCGATAAATTGCGGATTGATCAAATGCAAACAACCGGTGCGTTGCAGCCATGCCACTGTATCGCTGTAAATATCGTTAATTTCCGGCTCGACTGCGATGGCTGCGAAATCAGCCAGAAATTCGGGTGGGGTTGTGTCGGCGGGCAGGCCCTCGGCGAAGCCCAGCACCTTCGGCGTGCGCTTGCCGGGCATATCCTCCATGATTTTGTCCGCGAGGGGCTTCTTCTTCCGGCCCGCTCCGGGACGTGCCCCGCCATGTCCGTTTGCCATGATAAATCACCTCGAGGGCAATATATGCGGTGCCCGTTTGTCCCGATTCGCGCCGAGCGGGGTTGTCCGGGCATGCGCCGGGTGGACCGGTCCCGCACCCCCAGAGATATTCCCCTCATCCGGGACGGGCTTGAAAAGACAGCTTGTCTTTCAAGTTTTCAATCGCAAATGAGCAAAAGGCCCCCGGAAAGCCTTGTGTATAGGGGCCTTCCGAGGGCGGGAACAAATTGAAAGCGCGTTTCAAACGCTTGAAAATGCGGAGTCGTGTGCGTGACCCATGGGCGCTCGACAAACGGATTCGCACAGGGATACAGACCCCCCTTCCGTCATTTTGACGAAATTTTAGAATGGCCGCGTTACCGCGTTTCCTGTCACTGTGCGAAAAAGAAGGTACATATACGCACGCGCATGCCTGCGCATATATGCCTGCAGCACCGCTCCCATGTAGCTTATATTTATAAAAGTAACAAGTAATAAAGTAACATTATAATAGCGCAATCATCTCCTGCTCTGGGTAGGGCGGCGGATCGGGATCGTCGTCGCCGCGCAAAAAGCCGGAGACGTCGCAGCGGCGGGAGAGGGCAGCGAAGTCGACCACCCACACGCGCTTGGTCTGGTCGCTGAAGCGCTTGGTGCGATTTTTCTCCACGAAAAACTCCGAGTGCTCCAGCTGCTTTTTGAATTGGTTGTAAGGTAGCACTTCGCCGACAATGGCGCAATCGCGGCGGTAGCGGGTGTAGGCGTCATAGATCCCGGCAAGGCAGATGCACAGGAACTGGCCGTGATTCTCGAAAGCGAAGTCGCAGCCCGGTTTCAGCCCCTTCATGCGCGACATCACTTCGAAGGTCTGCTCCACGATGGAGTGGTTGCTGGTGCCGCCGTCGAGGAGATATTCGCGCGCGCCGTACTCAATTTGCTTGACGCATTCGTCACGGTCGAGTGGGAAGACTTCGTTCCACGAAAGCCCCAGCCGCTGGCACAATTTGACGACCAAGCACAGCCCAGCATACAGGCAGCACAGATTGTCACGGACACGCAGGGGCAGGCTGTTGTCAAAGAAGCCGCGCCCTTCCTCGAACCATTGCTGCGTCTCGGATGGCATCGTATCAAGGGCGGTGTCCAGCAGCGAGCGCCCGAAGCTGTTCAGTAACTTCGCGTTACCCGAAACCCACACGAATGAGTCCCGGTGCTTGGCCACATTGATGTCCTTTTTGCTGAAAAGCAGTTCAATCGACCGCTCCCGGATGGCTGATTCGTCCGCCGATTCCTCTCCCGCGACCACGATTGGGGCGAGTAAGTCGTAGACAACAGCGGTCTGGTCGGCCTTGCCGCGCACGCCCTCGTGGAAATCATAGGCGTCACGGAAGTGATTGTACAACCAGTTCAGGCGCTGTTTATCTATTTTTGAGGGTTTAAATTCGTCAAATGCCTGTGGAAAAATATTGCTGGAATTGCTCTCGCGCATCAGCGTGAAGCCAGTGGTCTGCGCGGCGGCGGTCACCTTCGACCGGGAAAACACCGGCAGTATCGCGCGCTCCAGGGTGTTGGACTTGCCGCTGCCAGCCTCGCCGATCAGAAACAGATGCGGGAATTTCACTCCGGCCCGGCGCAGGTGCGGCTTGATGAAACAGGCCGCTGTCCAAGCCAGAATCGGCACAGTCTTGGCGGGTTCGTTGTATGCGAGAATGTGATTGGCAAGGATGCGCAGGCCATCCGATTGCAAAAAATCAGTAGTCAAAATGGCGCTGTCCAGCACTTTGAAGCGCTCCATCTGCACAATTTCGTTGACCTTCCTGCCGCCCACGGCCACCGCGCCGCCAGTGGTCACAAACACCAGTCTGCGCTTGTATGGGTAGATTCCGAGGGCCTTCACACCCTTCTTTTTCTGCCATTTCAGGCTGTAAACATGGATCTTGAACAGTTCCAGATCACCCTCGCCGCCCAGAAAGGCCAGAGCGATGGTCTTTTTGTTCAGAACCGCTTTGAACTTCGGCAACGTGGAAAAGTCGATTGACAACAGGTTTTGCGGGAAGCGTTCGCCGCTTTCGGTGACAAGATCATAGGTTAACTGCGTCTCCTCGTCGGCGACAATCATCTCAATTGGATCAACGATGAAATTGGTGATCTGATAATATTTGTCACCCTTGCGACGATAATAGCAGCCGCCCTGCGCAAAGATATCCGGCTGCTTTTTCGGTGCGGGCGGGGTGTATACCGTGTTGGTTTTCTCGCAGGCCCGGCGCACAGTGGTCTGCCCATAGGACTCGCCGCCCGCGCTGTGCTTGGAGTCCCACTTTTCGCGATACAGCCCGCTGCCGCGAAAGAGCCTGTCAATCTGCGATTCATCGCGCCCGCACCAGAAGGCCAGCTTCCGGCACAGGGCATAATCGGCCTCAGACTGCGACTTGAACCCGCCCTGCCAATCACCCCGCCACAGCGCGCTGAATTCGGCGCTGTCCTTCGAGGCTTGAGCCAGCCGTATGATTTCATCGTCGGAAATCAAAACTTGAAACGATGTTGATTGTTTTCTTGATTGTTTTTCAATGCGGATGAATTTAGCATGAATGTAATCAATCGCGCCGTTGTCATCGGCGATGTTTTCAATTGATTTCTCATGATTATATCGCTTGCCCGTCATTGTGAAATACCGCGCACTGCTGTACATCTCCACGCCGTGCGTGCTGTTGCGGTTCCCGCCGGGCGGCAGCGTGCCGCGCATGAAGATGTGCAGGCCTGTGCCGCTGGGGCTGATTTCGATGTAGGTCGGCGGGAGATGTGATAATATATCAGCGGCGATATCATTGGGCTTTTCGTCAACAAGGCAGTGGTCGATGTCAATGCCGATGATGCCGCTTTCCTGCGTGAACACGAAGCCGACGCCACTGAACGTGTATTCATCGGCACAGGCAAGAGCCTGCGCGAGGGTACCCCAAGTCGAGGGGTTGCTGGCCGAGGCCTTGAAGCCGGTGTGTGGATTATATGGCACTTTGGCTGCTCTGTCTGATTTTTTGTCCGGTTCCATGCGCCAGCAGACCCATTGGGGCAGGCCG